CCGATGTAATAGCTTCTAACCCGAGTTCCATCATCCAGATTAAAGCGTTCCTGAAAATCATGAAAATAGTTTTTAAGTTCCTCTTTGAACACCCTCTGTGAGAACGGGAACCCGACCTTGGCATCGTCACAGTAGGTTTTGTACATCTCCCATGCGGCTTTCAAGGTTGTCCCATTTTCTTTCTTAAATACATGATACGAATCGATAATGAAGTTATAGAAATCATTAGATGCACCAAGCATCGTAATCGGAATATAATCGTCATAACGACCAGGATTGTTCAAATATACCTCCTGGCAGTGGTAGGCGATAGCTCCCAACTCAAATTCCACTTGCTTCACGATCGTTTTGTATTCTTTTGGATTCAGCTTATTTCCAGACGGCGATACATCAATCAATCGTCGAATCAGACCGGACTTCGCATCTGTAATCTTGACCGGCTTATTCGTTCCCATAAACAGGAAACATTTAAACCGGTTTGAGTATGTAGACTTGAATTTTTCATTCACAGTCATCAACTCATGAGATACTAAACTGTTTAATCTAGTGTTGTCCTCAATTCTCGACAAATCGCCATCGTGCTGAATGGCAACCAGAGGGTTTGTTTTAAATGCTTCCAATGCAAATGAATTGCTGGAAGATCCAAGTGCTTTTGCGTCAAATACAGAATAGTATCCGTCGAAAAGCTGCTGAATAATGTTAAGAACTGTGGATTTACCGGTTCCAGCAGCTCCGTATAAAACCATAAATTTTTGCAGTTTTTTGGATTCTCCAGATACGATTGACCCTATGGCCCACTCGATTTTTGTCCGCTCTTCTTCCGAATATAAAGTGGACATCAATTTCTCATAGGCAGACAAATCGCCAGCTTCAAGCGGATAATTCAACTTTTTGCTGGCGTAGTCTTTTTTATTAGTTTCTGTATTGGAAAATATAAGTTTGTCGTCCAACGTATGAAAGCTGTCCCTCATCTGTTTCTGACAATACTTATGCCATGAGTCGATCATACCCGACTCGGCATCCCACATATGCAGGACTTTAATATCGGAGTTAAAACGCTGGCGGTTCTCCTCAGCATATCTATCCAGTTCGCGGTCAATGAGCTGCAAGGCATCTTGCTCGTCCGTAGACCATAAACCACGTTCCTCAATCCAGATAGCATAGAAATCACCACCTCGAATCATTAGATCGGTGCTTTTTTTAATAATGAACTTTGGATAGATTTCTATTACTCCACGTTTCGTTGAACGTGTTGAAATCACCATAAAGTCGATCATCGCATTTTTTACTCTCCTTCCGGACGCTTAAGTTCCTCGATTTCCTTTTCCAACTTTCTGATACGCAATGCCTGGTCCTTCTGCTCGATTTTCATAACAACCAGGTTTGCGGTTGTCATAACAGCAAAGATTGTAAGCTGCTTATTAAAGCTCCGCTGTTTACTGACTGCTCTTGTGACAACGTCTAATCTTTTCTCAGATGACCGTAAGCTGCTAAAAATATAAGTAAGCATTTCGCCCATTACTTCTTACCTCCTCTTAATCCATTCATGAAGCTTTCAACAGTCTCAAACCGCCAATTTCCTTCATTGTTGAATGTAAATATAAATTCCTGATGGTTCTTCTGACGGATACGAATACTGTTCTTTCCATTCTGGAACCAGGTTTCTACCTTATCCCCAGCGTACTGAGGAAAATATAACTCGAACCACTTGTATACCTCACTATGGCTCATAACGCCCTCCTATCTGATATTGTCGAGATACCAATTGGCCTGATACCAAATCTCAATATCTCTCATATCATATCTGCAATGCTCGATTGTGAATAAACCGCCCTTGCCATCCCGTCCGTAGTCACGATTCAGGAATCGCCGAATAACATCGATGGCATGAGCCTTGTCAAATTTGGAATCATCCATAGAACCCAACCCAAGGCTCACAATCATATCCCAAAACCACTGGCCCGTCCGATTACCGATGTCCGGATCATCCATGATGTGCTCTTCTAAGCGTATAGCAAGGGCAATAATCATTTCTAAAACACTGCACGGACGATTATCCAAATAACTTGCAATCATACTATCCCGGTATCCTTGCTCATTTCCGAATCTGTACCGAAGATCGATTCCATCGTCATAACGATTACCATCAAGGGCAATCGTAAACGTAAAATCTGTATCATGAAGCAAATATAAAAGCTTACGATACGACAATCCTCGTGAATACTCATCATCACATACAAGCTGATACATCCAGTCAAAATATGCATTGTTCAGCTCATCCCGTGTCATCATACCTCCATCTGATGCGGCATATCTTCAGCTACCTCGGAATAGGTTCTCTGATCAAGGAGAATCTCGTAGTCGCATTTTCTTGCGTCATTACGGACAAAGACGGAGTCGTCCTCATACTCTCCAAAATGATTCAAAGAATCAATTCCAACAGCATCTTCCACATCCTCAATTACTTCATCATTTTCATCAGCAAGCACGCCGTCTGCATAGTAGGTAAGGCTGATCTGCTCATACTCTTCATCGTCACCAAACTGCTCCGGCGGAATCACATACGGACCGGCTTCAGGAACAGGCTTTTCTTCCTCGTCCGAACCGAAATCAGAATATCGGGTGTAACCCTCTTTTTTCAGACGTTCCGCATACTCTTTAAGATCTGGTTTTTCTTTGTCCGCATCTTTAATACCTTCAGCAACGGTTTTCTTTACGGACTGATCCTTTAATTCCTGCTCACGTCTTAAGAAAACCTCTTTTACAGAATCAATTTCCTCCTGAGCGAGCGCTTCGTATTTATCCTTAAGCAGGTACCATGTCGCTACTGATCCAGTCGCAGCACCAATGATAAATGCCAAAGAAAACAGAGATTTGTTACTCATCTTCGTCCTCCTCGTTCTGAATTGTCATAACGGTAAGCGCAAGCCCACCGAAAAGTAAAGAGGCACTCAACAGAATGCCCCCTGTGATATGTCTTTTTCTTTTGGTATCCAATATGTAATCCATCATGGATATAAAATTTCCAATGCCATCCATCAGTGATGCTCCTTTCCGCCCATAAGAACGGCCAGACCACTAACAAAGCAAATACCAGCAAATGCTGAAAATGTTAATCCCATAAAACCTGTCATAATTCAGGACTCCTTTCTATTCATAGCTCGAAAAATAATGGTTACCTACTTGAAACATCGGTCTTCCGTATTTTCCATATTCACCAGCCGTGAAGAATATCGTATCTACATTAGTTCTGGATTGCAGTTCCTCTTCAACTAACTGGCAAATATCATCGTCTACAAAGCACTTATCAACTCTCCCATTCCACATGGATGAAAACTGATTTGCTTGATATACAACACCGTACACTGTATCCGGGAAATATACGGAATCAACACGATTTAATATGGTGTCGATCACTAATCGCTTTCCTTCCTCGCATTCGCCCTCAGCTTCTGCCATAGTTACAAGAGCAATCAGCTCAATATCTTCCCGTGGCAATAGTGTATCCTCCACATACTCTTCGATTTCAACTGCCGACACCGTTTCCTCTAAGGGTTGCTCAGAAATAATTACAATAGGATCAATAGGTTCAGCTTTTAAAGTCGGCTGTATTTCGATATATTCATGCCGGTTTACCTGTTCTGCCGAGCAGACAAAACCTGTGCAAATAATCGCAAATACGCAAAGAGCAGGAAGGACCACCATACGAATATAATTTCGCATATGTATCCTCCTCACAAAATTAGATCAGATCGAGAATCGGTCCGTCTACATTGAACTCCATTAGAATGGCTTTCTCGTAACCACCATCCTCAGTTTCACGGTTGGTCTCCAGAATCCCGAAATCAACGAAGTTGTCACCATTTTCATTTCCTTCCGGTTTATAAACCCAACCAACAATCTGGCTCATTTTGGTACGCTTAATGCCAAGCTGATCGTATACATCGCTGAGGAATAAATATCCATTAGCTTTAAGTTTGTCGTTTGCCAGATTCTGCTGAGAACGCAGATACATAAGGTTGTAATCCATATTGGATTCGTACGCCTCACAAGTATCGTCAAAGAAACGGGCATAATCGTTCGTAGAAGGTGCTGCTACATCTACGGTAGACTTCACCTTTTTCTCTTTACCACTGTCCGGATCAGTTACAGTTTCCTCAAATTTCTTTGCTTTGATGTTGTAGCGAAGTTCTTTATCAACCTCCGCGCCAAAGCGCTCAACCACCCGATTTCTGTACTCCTTGAAAGTCTTATCCACAGTTGCATAAGCGGCTGCCAGTGCTACATTTCTCTTCTTGAGAATATTGTGAGATGCAACAATACTTGCGATAGATAATGTTCCAAGAGCAACAGCAGGAGCATAGAGCTTAGCGACTTTTACACCAGCCTGTACATAAACGATAGTCAAATCTTTCTTTGCGTCATCCTTAGAATACTCCGCCGCCAGTTCCTCATTTTCAGCACATTTATGAATGGCATCAATATCTTTCTTGGACTTCTCCAATACGCTGTCCAACTTAGTTGTTGCATGGCAAGCCATAACAGCACTTGCAACAGTGCCAACAACACCAGCCACTACCAGAATCTCAGGGCTATGCTTCTTAAGTTTCACACTTACTTTGCTGAAGGTCGTGGAAACGTTCTTAATGATTTCTTCTTTCTTCATATCAGTTATTCTCCTCTTCAATTTTTTCTTTCTTCTCTAAATGATCGATCAAGTGCTGCGTGTACCACATGATCTTTTTCAAATCCTGAATGCCGTTTTTATTTTTCCAGCGGCACGCATACTTGATAATGTTACCAGTATCGGTCGCTTCGATACCTTTTAAATCGAAAGTGAATGCCTCAATAACATCGATCACTTCCAAACCTGTTTCTGACTGATAATGGCTCGGATGAGACACCATTTTATCATCTGATTCGTACATAAATATCCCTCCTAGTTCAACGGTAATGCCTTCGGAAGTTTAATCATGTATCCGTCTCTTACACGAATTACAGATGCATTCCGAATATCGGTCCAACCGTATTTATTGTCTGTATAGTTGCCAGAAACGCCAACCAGATCATAGAAGTCAGCGACACTAACTACCTGGTATGTAGCAATAAGCTCGTCCATTCTTTCCAAAACGTCTTCTGCTTCACCACGAGATTCCAGAATGATATCATCGTAATCGTATCCAGTTCGTGTTCTTGATACGTTTCCCGAATCTCGTCGATCCCGATCGTCATAATACTTACGGTAAGAAATCTTGGATGACGTTGACGATCTCCAACCTCTTGAGTTTCCGCTAACACCAAGGAATGCTCTGACAGCATCCAAGATAATGTCTTTTACGGCCGGAACCACGATATCTTCAAAAATATAGCTTTTTACATCATCTACGTCTTCCGGAACAAATACGTTTGTAATCTTCTGAAGACCATTCTTTTTCTTCGATTTGACAGAACCACTGACAACCTTTTCAACTCTTTTCTCCGGAATATCATCATTCTGGTTCTGTCGTGATTTATGGGAATTGGATTTGTATTCCTCCATCTCTAAATCTCCTTTCAATTAACCGTTACCACTTTTCCAGGGAGGGTTATCCTCGTACTTGGAATACGGTTTGTTTTCTTCTTAAACTGATACACCAGATTACTCCTGGCTTTCTTTTCGGATGCCGCGTATGTAGAACCCTGCCATCTATTTGCAACGCAGGTATCAAACTCCATAACCGGTCCATCATACATATACTGATTCATAGGACACCTCCCTTAAAAAGCAAAAGGGAAAGCACCCTGTTATAGGTACTCCCCCTCTGTCTGAATCATCGATTCAATTCTTATTCAGAATCCTCTTCTGTCTCTTCATCGATATCCGTAAACTCTCCGTCGGCGATATCGCCCTTCGGCTGAGTTACAACCGTCTTACGATTCTCACGCCAGTTCTTGAATTTTGCTGTGGCCGGAACGACTACAAATTTGTAGGTTAATGCACCTGCAATCATAGCCAATCCGATAGTTGTTGCTTTCTTCATACCGCCGTTAGAAGCCGCCTTCACGATCTCCTCAGTAGTTGTTTCGATAACCTCTTCGTTGTTGTTCATGATTTCGTTGTTCTCCATAATATGTTCTCCTTTCAGATTTGAAATATGTGGTTCTTCCATAATAGTGTTTGTAAATTCTGCGAACCTTACATTAAGCCACGGAAGTCATACCTCGGACCATAGCCATAATCAATAACCAGACAAGGTGTTCCATCCGTAGCAAGCTGGGAACTAAATCTCAGATCGATATATCCATTATCAATATTCCAGCCAAGATCATCGCCAAGCTTAATAGGCTCTAATCCGACCTCATAATAGAAATCATTAAGTGAAATATACATTTCATCTCGCATTTGACGATTTAATTCATTCTCAGCCTTTTTTAATTTGTCGATGTCCGATTTAAAATATCTTCCGGATACAGCATCGAAACATAAGGTATCGCCTTTTGCTGTGACGATAACTTCTTTGTTTTCAACTGGATTTTTCTCAAGACGTTCCTTAGCAACGGCATCCCTCACAGTCTGTTCCTTTTTCTCGCCGATTGTTTCTACCACTTTTTTCTGATAATCTCTCAATGTCGATTCGGAAATGGTATACGCTGCTGTCAGTGCTGCATTTCTTCTGGCATTAACAGAACTTGCTCCGATAAGACAAGCTACTGATACTGTTCCAGTAACTGCCGCTGGAATATAGCATTTCCAAGCAGTTTTAACGACATCCATCGGCTCCAGTTTATTTGCGTGCTGACGTCGCTTTTCCTCATCCAATAATTGGATTGCTTTAGGAGTAGCTCGTACAGCCATTACGGTAGTCGTAACCATTCCAGCAATTCCAACTCCTGTGAGGATTTCAGGACTATGTTTTACTGTAGCTGTTTTTACACTTCTACAGATCTTAGTCAAATTAGGTTTCTGCATTTCAGTCTATCCTCCATAAAATATAAACGGGGCACAAGGCCCCGCGATTTATCTAACCAACCAGAATTCCGGACGAACCCCATAAGAGTTCGAAGCGGCGTGGCAGGTCGGAACGCCATAGCCGTTCACACGGGCAAAGGCAGCCGAAGAAAATTCCTTTTTAGTAGCATTGCGGAGCCAGCCGAACTCACAATCGTTTTTGTAATAAGCAACGCGGTTTCTTCTCTGTTTCATAAGAGGAAGCTGCTCATCGCCATCCGCTTCGATGTGATCTCGATCCCATTTATCGGCCCAGCCACAAATCTCTCCGAGAGTCGGGATTGATAAACCGGTCATTCTCTGCTTAAGAACCGCAGGGAACATATTGTACAGCTCGCTATCGATCCACTTTTTCAGATCGGACTGAGAATATCCGCCAGCATTGCCACCATCTTCATTCATCGGGCGTTTGGCAACATAATCGTCGAAAATGAATAGCACCTTATTGTTCGTAACTTTCTGAACTGTTGCTGTAAAGTTTCCGAGCTTTCCTAAAGGAACCATCATTTTATCGCCAACTTTAATGTCTGCTGGAAGGATAGAATATGGATTATGTATCGTATCTCTAAATAAATTCAAGGTCGCCTCAACATCAGCTCTGCAATAGAGAACTGTATCGCCAATATCAAATGTCGGAAATAACGGTCCCAAATCAATCGCATAACAACCCTCTGATTTTCCCTTTTCGTCAAGATCGATGTACTTTCTATACATCCTCTCTACCGTCGGAACATCGATGCCTCTTTTGGTTAAGTTGATAATTTCTTCTCCTAATGTCATTTCTCTTGTACACATAGTACGTTCTCCTTTCAGAATATAAAATTTTTATTTGGTAACTACGAAATTAGCAGGTCAATAATCCACTCAAGCATATCTTTCGCACAAGAAAAAACATAACTTGTTCGTGGATTCACACATGAATATGAATCACATTCATCTCGAAATGATTCAATCACGATCAGCGGTGGTATCTCTGGGTGTTTGCAGAGTCGTATTAACACTTCTCTTCCAGCCCATCTCATATAACTCGCCTGCTCAAAGTTATATCCACGCTGAACCACGGGCATTGTTGCGATAGCATAACGTACAGTATAAATGGCTCTTTCAGTCGGCGATTCCATTTGTCTCCTCCAAAAGAAAAAGCGAAAGAGCCTTGTTAGGACTCCTCCGCTTCATCTTTGTCTCTCCGGGCAAGTGCTTCACTGACCTTTTCTTCAATTTTCTCGTCCATTTTCTGTTCATTCACCCAATCGGTAATAAGGTTTACGCCTACACCAATCACGGTTGCTGCTACTCCAATAGCCTTAATCCATTTACTTTTATTGCTCATAATGACACTCTCCTTTCATAATACAGCTTGTAATTTCTGCGAATGACAAGATTTATTCAGAATCCCAGCCGGCATCCGGAACCCAATCCATATCGATAACCAATACTTCAAGTCCATCATCCAGTGTTACTTTGGAATGGTTAAAATCGATCCAGTATATTCCTGTATCAATACTCCATCCAACCGTATCTCCTCCTTCTAAAGGCTCAAGACCAAGCAGTTGATAAAAATGATTCGCCGGTAAATATCCGCTGATGACAAAATCACGGTTCAAATGATATTCCGCCTGAATAACTCTGTTGATGGAACTTTCGAAATATCGATTGGAATAGGCATCGTAGAATAACCTTTCGTCATTCGGATCATGCTCATCAAAATCAAGTGAACTGTTTCTAACTAATCCAGTTGAAGTAATATACACGTCCTTAGCCTTTTCCGCTGCGATAGCATCAACTATCTTCTGGTGAGCCTCTTCGCCGTACAATTCCTTTAGCTTATCCTTATAGTTGTTATAGGAATCATTCAGCAACGCATAAGCGCTGGTAAGTGCTGCCTGTTGGCGTTTACTCAACACATTGGCACCGAAGATGCAGAATATCGTTGCCGTACCGCTAATTGCTGCCGGAATATAGCAGACCCATGCTGATTTAACAGCTTCAAGTTTGCTATAAGCCTCTGGATCACCGTCGTGATTTGTCTTACTATCCGCTCTGATTTTACGAAGAGCTTTTGGTGTCGCACGTACAGCTAATACCGACGTTACGATAACCCCAGCCGCACCAAGACCAGACAATATTGTCGGTGATGCTTTTCTCAGATAGATTTTCGACCTCTGAGCGAGTCTTTGAAGATTTGGTTTCTTCATCATGTTCTCCTTTCGTTTTTATTTCATAGCATGTAATAAATCCAGGACATCTGTGGATATGTCCGCTGCTACTGAAAACATAAAATTGTTATCCGGATTGATTTTTGAAAACTGATTCATCATTCGCCGGAAGTCACCAACAAATATGATGAAATCTTCAATCGATCCAGATTTCTTTGGATAAAGTCTACCGACGATGTATCTTTTCAACTCATCAATAGCCCATACCGAATAGCTCGATTTTTCAAGCTCTTTCTTCCATTTCCAACCGAATGGAAACCACGCATCCATCTGATACGTATCGCATAACAATAAGTCAAGTTGCTCGATAGACATCCGTTCTCTCCTTTCTGCAAAAATAAAAGAGAAACAGGATGGACTCGAACCATCGACTTCGGGACTTTAATCGTCTCGCGCTCTCCCAACTAAGCTACTGTCTCTCATAATATGCCTTGTAAATTTTGCGAAGTAAAAGGAAAGAGGCGTTGTATGCGCCCCTCTCGGTTAATTTAAACCAATGCTCTTTAAGATGCTCATCAGCTCATCTTTATCGAGTTCAGCATCTACATCCAGGTGAAGATGAGTCTTTCCATCATTTATAGTAGTAATAGCCTCGTTCAACTGAATATCAATGTTGTATCCTGTTTTCTTACGTATTACCATCTTTATTGCTTTGGAAATGATTCCTCTCGTGAATTTCGACACTATTCTCATTTCATCCATGCTCCTTTTACTCCTTTCAAAGCTTCAGTTTTTCATAAAAGGAATTGTAAAAATCGCTAAATATCTCGCCTATCAAAGCAAGTTTCCCATCGCTGACGTTGGATTGGTTTCATTTTTAATGCCCACATTATTTGTCTTATAGTGACAGTTGGATATAATCCGTCCGTACACTCTCCGGATCGGCTGTCGAAATATTCCTTAAATTTTGGATGTAAATATAAAGAGTCTGTCAGCCATGAATCGACCTCTGTCCAATATGTACTTTTTGTATCTGCACTAAATCGCTGTTGGATCACCGCCAGCCCTTTATCGCCTATCGTGAATAATGTGCAGCGATGATATACAGGATGATTACAAATATAAAGCTCACCATACATCGATAAATAGATGTCTGGCTTTTGGTAATGGTACCGCATTTCTATCTCCTCATAGCAAAAAGAAAAGAGCCTTAGATTTCTCTAAGACCCTCTCCTACTTAGCTTATGTTTTTAATCGTCTGAATCTTCCTCGGAATCATCATTTGCAATGCCCAATACTTCTTCTCTGGTTGGGTATAAGTTCTCATATTCTTCATTGCCTTCACGGCCGTAATCATCTAAATCTATACTGTGGCCGCAGTGGGGACATACCAGTGTATCGTCCCACTCATCCTCGAACTCCATTAAATGCCCACACTCATGACAGATATACTCTCTGCTGAACATTGCTTTAATCTGCTCCTCGTTAAAAATACTCATAGCTAAATATCTCCTTTCGTACTGTCCAGCTCCTATACATATAGTATACAAGCTGTTGTCTGTAGTTCAAGAGATAAAGCTTTATTCTCTCATAATAGCCCTTGCATTTTTCACGAGAAAAACGAAGAGGACATGCATTACACACGTCCCCAACGTTTCAGAATTTCCTCTCTACTTCTTCGTAGGTCTAAAACGGTTGATTAACCCTTTGAATGTTGAAGATGTGAAGGTTCCAGTTTCTTCAAACTTAAATCCTTTATTCATCCAGATGCCGTAACACATCAACGGAATCAATAATTCCGCCGCTGCAATACCAACTCTGAAATATCGATCCTTAACCTGCTCTGCGATTTGCCGTTCTTTGAAGTCATTATCTTTCGTAACGGACTCTCCGTCCATCATACGCCGATTGTACTTCTCATCAGCATCCCACACGCTCTTGTTCTCTTCGATTCTCAGCTTATAAAGCTTCGTCAGATCATCAATCGCTGTTGATTTCTCTTTGCTTCCGGACTGCAAATCAGATAAAGCCTTAATCTGTGCTGCAATCTCCTCACTTAATAATTCATCAACGTTTTTCTCTTCCATTTCGTTCTCCTTTCAAATAATTATTAGGTTCATTCCATAATAGAGAGTGTTATTTGTGCGAAATATAATTTTTCAGCTCCACTCGCAGACGTACGTAACGCTGCTTGTAAATTGCATCTGCGCCAGATCGATCTAATTCAAGAAATAAATAAGGTCCGCTATCTGGATCTGATTCATCGACCCTAAGCGAACCTACTGGCTTTTCTCTAAATATAAATCGTGACAGTAACACCCCAACCATTATTCCGATCAGTAATCCAATCACTAAGCTCACTTCTACTCCTCCTTCCAAAAAGTTTTTCTAAAAATTACCACCAGGCAATTTCTCAAATATCAAAATAGCATGTTTTACGGTAACCTACGTACGGTATCTAACCTAGGATAAAAAGAAAGAGCCAGTGATGGCTCAATCTTCGTTTCGATTCATTTACAATACTTCAGATGTCACGGTTTTCAATGCAATGGCGGCTGCTTTAGCATCATACGATTTTGCTAATCCCAACATTCTATGTCCGTCAGCCATCAAATTAAACGCCTGTGCTTTCTGGGTCTGTCTAATTCCGATTGCCGATGGCACAAATGCTAACATAAGCACCCCCGCTGAAACCATACAAAATGCCGTTGCATACGTCATGACTTTGTCTTCTTTATTCATAAAATCACTCTCCTTTCATAAAGAGAGTTGTAATTATTGCGTGTTCTCACCCTCGTATACTGTTTTCTTCCGAAGATCAGACCATGTAATATAACGATCCTTCTTGCATACCGGACAGAAGAATTTGCTAATCTTCCCACCGATATCCTCAAATTCCTTACTCTCGCCCTCAAGTCGGCTCTGGCAATTTGGACAGTTGAATCGGTATACCTTCTTCACAGCTTTATCGACAATCTTCATATCATTTCCGCTCCTTGTTAAGTAACCAGAAAAATCGTCTGTACAATTCGTAGTAAACATCCTTGCAGCATGGAATTTCTAATCTAGCTTTGAGAATGTCATAGGACCATCCCTCTGTTACAGCTTTTAAAATATACTCCGCCAGTTCTCGATCAGTCTGCTCTGCAACTCTCTCGACCATATCTGTACGCTCAGAATAATATGTCTTAGCCATGGCGCATTTTGCAGTTGGATCACCAAGTGTACTGGTGATCACGAATGATGCTGAATCTTTTGGTGGATTAGCATACCCGTCAAGAACCGAATAAGCTTTTCTCCAGATCGGATACTGAAGACAAAAGTGCTTCAATTCGTAATAACGGTGTTTTTCTATCCAATAAGGATTCTTTTCAGATAGCTCCGGACGTATTGTTGTTCCCATTAGCGCTTCTCCCCTTTCCACACATAACCAGTCTCCTCGTACAAGCGCTTCGGTGAAATATAAAAATTGATACGTCCGTACTTAGAATTCATGTCCTCAATTTTTGTCACTAACTGACCATTCCTTGTGGCTTTTCCGATTGGCAACCATCCAGATATAATACCGGCCCTAACCCATGACGCGTCTTTGCCGTAAATTCGTGCCGCAACCATTACCGGAACCGAGCCAGTTGCAAATTCATTTTCATTCATTGGCTGCTACCTCCTTTCAACGGCTATTCTAGGTTAGGAACAGCATTTAGTAAAAACAACCTCGGTGGATATGAGCAAAAAGAAAGAGGCTTTGCTAAGCCCCTGTTCTCATTTTGTTAAACCGTAGTTTCTGTAACTGAATACGCATTACAGTCAATTCCTTTCCGATGTTTTCCTGCTGACGATAATCCTTACTTCTCAAAAGCATATCCTCGAAAAATCGAATTTTATTCAGCAGATGTCTTTCTTCTACACTCATATCGCACCTCCGTAAATATGTATTCTATTCATAAAAGCAGTTGCGATTTATGCGCCTTCCAACGTATCATAGTCATCTCACATGGATAATCTTCATATCCAAAAGTCTCGCAAGTGATCAGTCCCTCTATAACACCGGCTATTATTTCCGATTCGTATTGCTTGTATGGGTAAATATAATCTGGGAGATACCGATGTATACATCCGCATTCGGAGCATTGATACCTCGGAACATTCACCCATTTGCTCACACGACCTTTCGTCCGTACAATTCTTCTAACTTTGTCATAGTATTTCAATTTTCCACCGCAGTCCTGGCAGGTTGATGTATTGTTACTGATCATATACCTAACCCTTTCTATCCTAGGTTAAAATATAAAAATTTAGTGTAGGAGTTGACAATTCCTACACTATGATATATGATTACTAACGATAAATCAACAATCCAACATAAAATCTCGGTTCATTATCATGAGGAGGGATTTAATATGCTGATACAATGCCCGGAGTGCGACTTACAGGTAAGCGATAAAGCAAATACCTGTCCGCATTGTGGATACCCGCTGAAACCAGACGCAAAGCCCAAATCGTCTCGTAAACCAAATAAGCGCAGGCGGCTTCCAAACGGTTTCGGTCAAATAAGTGAGATTAAAGGTAGAAATTTAAGGAACCCTTTCCGTGCAATGGTTACGGTTGGAAAGGACAAGAATGGCAAACCAATATGTAAGCCGTTGAAACCGGAGTCATACTTTCCAACATACAATGATGCATACACAGCTCTTGTGGAATTTAATAAGAATCCGTATGACCTGGAACCGTCTATCACAGTCAAGGAACTGTACGACAAATGGACACCGGAATATTTCAAGACTCTGAAGAGCGACGACAGCGCCAGAGCTACTACATCGGCTTGGCAATACTGCTCTGCTGTTTACGATATGCGAGTCATGGATGTTCGAGCAAGGCACATAAAAGGCTGCATGGAAGAAGGTGTTGCTACCGTAAGAGGCCAAGAGCAGACACCAAGCGCATCAATGAAGAATAAGATAAAGACGCTCTTCAATCAGATGCTCGACTATGCTGTTGAATACGAACTTGTAGATCGGAACTATTCGAGAACATTCAAGCTTACAGACGATACCATTAAAGAAATACAGACTGTCAAAAAAGAACACATTCCATTCTCTGATGATGAGATGGCTCTTCTGTGGAAGAATCTCGGACATAAATATGGGATTGAGTTCATGATTATTCAATGCTATTCTGGATGGAGACCCCAGGAGTTAGGTCTGATAGAATTAGCAGATGTTGATTTATCGAACTGGACATTTAAAGGTGGAATTAAAACCGATGCTGGTGAAAACAGAGTTGTACCGATTCATCCTCGGATAAGGGACTTGGTTTCCAAATCATACGAAGAGGCTGAGCAACTTGGGAGCAAATATCTTTTCAATTATACAGATGAAGATCGCCGCGGTAAGAATACCAAGTTGACATACAATCGGTATAGCAAAATATTCAATCGCATTCGGGACGAGCTTAAACTCAACCCGGATCATAGACCTCACGACGGCAGAAAGCATTTCGTAACCAAATGCAAAGATGCTAAAGTCGATGAATACGCTATCAAATATATGGTCGGACATAAGATTTCAGATATCACTGAAAAGGTGTATACAGCCAGAGAATTTGAATGGCTCAGAACTGAAATAGAAAAAATAAAATGACTTGTATTTGACGCTCAAATATAGGAATAGCGGTATAGGAGTAGTGCAGGAATAATGTATGAATTACCTACATTTTCCCACTTTTTACTACTCTTAACCGCTTCATAGTTCCTTGATTTTACCGGATTTTCTCGGTATAAGCCACCTAACAAGTTTCTATACTAGAAACAAACTATCCAGCATTTACAGTACCTAGAGGGTTCAAATGTAGGAATAATCGAGAAATAAACGACATCCACACGAACTTAATTACCTCTATCTACTGTTCAAAACCATCTTCAATCACATCGCCCGTAGAATCCAAAAGAACCGAGTTGCGGGCTTTGCGATAGATGGTTTGTCCCTGAATTGTTTTACCGGAACTGTCTTTGATTGGGTTTCCGCTTGAGTCTTCGATGTTATCTAAGAACACGAACTCGTTAGGATATCCTGCGAAAGCCGTTCCGGTAATAATTGTACCATCTGCTTTGTGTGCTGTATAGCCCTTCAACAAAGCTTCTTCCGTAACAGTATCGCCGGTAAGGTCGATCAAAACTTTATTGCCGAATACGACTTTATTCGCAGCCATTTGACAAAACCTCCTTATCCGATCGTAACAGTCTTCCCTCCGGCAGAGTTGTCGGTTTCTACATACGGGATTGCCTTAACTGTAACCTGAGATAAGCAGTTGTACTCTTCATCCGGCATAATCGTCTGAGCTTCTTTGGACGGTGTTACCTCCTTGCTCTGCGGCTTCATATCCTCAGAACCAGACATAGCACCTTCAACGCCAAGAATCGTCACACCCTCACGAATGTTAGTAGCAATAAGCTTTGCCTGCTCAGTGGCATCAATAGACACCTTACCAGAGCCATCATGATAGCCTTGCGGTACTGTATATTCTCCAGCCACAGTTGAGATGATACCCTTGACAGCGCCGTTGTTCTTCATAGTACCTGTAAGCTTACTTCCACGGGCGTGCGCAGTCTTTCCTACGAGAATCTCAGCGACAGCCGCAGTATCTTCGGAAGTATCGCTGTCGAATGTACAGGTACCTGTGATCTTTGCACCACTCTTATCATGAGCAGTAATACCTTTGAGGACCTTATCTGCACTGACGGAATCGCCAGTAAGATCGATAAGGACATCCCCCCCGTAAATGACTTTGTTTACATTCAGATTTGCCATAATGTTTAGTCCTCCATGACACTTTCATTATTTTTCTTTATCAGCAGTCTTGTTGTACTGGGATGTACTGATTCCAAGGATAACACCAAGGAAAGTATCGACCGCAGTGATGGTTCCGACTACCTGCTCTCCATACGGGAGACCCCAGATTCCAGCCAGTGCAAAATATAATGTACCAGCAGCCGGAAGCAGATACATAGCAATCCACTTAAGGATGTCGTATGTCTTGTTACTCATGCTCATTGTGCTCTTCCTCCTTCTCTATAAATTTATGAATCGGGAGTTTGTCCACCTCCTGCATAATTCGCTTCGCTGAACCGTTCCCGCCCATACGTTCGTAGGGTTCATAGAGATATACCCTCAGATTTTCATATTCATCCTGGGTTACACACCCACGGTCAATATACGACATTCCAAGATACATGATCCTGTCATGTGCCAATCCAATAAGCATCTCTGTTTTAACATCTTTTTGCTCGCTTTTCTTTTGCAAATAGGCCCACAGCCCAGAAGATGCAAGAACTGAGCTAAAGATCGTAAGTATAACCTGAAACCATGGTTCCATCGTTTCCTCCTTCTTTATGTGCAATCATGCAGACCTATCAGAAACAATCAGCTTCTTGTTGACTATTGTGATTTCCTTACTAAAATATGGATTCCAAGTTCGGCTGCTATTTTACAGATGGTTTCGAGCAAGTCTTCAAGCTCTTCTTTACTGGGATTCATGATGTACCAATCGTCCATATACCTTCCATAAAATTTCTGCTTACGCACATACTTGACGTAATTGTCAATCGGATATGGATAATAAATTCCAATGACTTGTGAAAGCTGGTCTCCAATATTGACGGACTTCTCCATCCACTTTTCGCCAGTGAGCTTCTCTTTTGGAATGTTCCGATACTCCAGTTTATTGAAAGTATCGGTCATACAAGCCTCGTATTCCTCGTCAGACATGTACGAAACATCGACCTGGAAGCCCTTAAATATCAACGTTAAAAGCCAGTCAATAAACTCATCGTCATCGAACAGCTTTAGCAATTCTCGTTTAGCGATCTCATGGATAATATTGTCATAGAACTTTGAAAAGTCACCGAATAGAATATAACCGTTATTTCCGTATAATTGGTAGTATTTGTGGAGATGGATTTCAAATCGTTTTCTCTGTTGTGAAATCCCACGCCCTTTGATAGATGCGCAGTTATCATAAATGATGTGTTTCTTCACTTCTGGAAGCAAAACTTCATCGCACAGAGAATGTCGAACAATGCGATCACGGATTTGAATACTTGTAATGGGTCTTATTCGGCCTCTTTCATGCAGCTCGAATTCCTGTGTCGGTCCATTTTGAAGTGTCCTATTGATGATATCATCTTGGATTTCGAATATGTACCGCAGGAAATTCATCATAAATTTTTGCGTCGATTCTTTCCACTTGCTGCTCTTCACAGAGACCTTATAAGCCCTATACAAGTTATTGGCGTCACAGACAATCATCCTCGTAAGCCATAACCTACTCACCGTAACAACAATACTAACCGTAGGCAAATAGCATAAGGCTTTATTATTTATCCTTGCAGAACGGATAGCATCTCCTTCTTCGTTGGTTAATCGAAGAATCCGGACGAACTCCATTAGAGTTCGAAGCGTTGTTGTAGTTCGTATTGCCATTGTTGTTCACATTGGCAAAGTTAGCCGAAGAAACGACGCAATTTTTTAGATGTTACCCTTTTTCTAACCGCGACTTAATCGCCATGTCTCTTTGACGCCACCTTTTTATCAATCCGATTTCTCGGTCGATAGCTTTAACATACCGGTTGTATAAATTCAGATCTACATCGAATATTTCAACAACCCGCTGCAACTCGTTAATGAGCTGCTCGCAATTTACAATGGCCGCATTCTGGTAATCTCTCCTGGTCTCGTACTCGTGCATTGACCGTGGGTAAATGGTATTTGCCGCTCTAACATTGCTCGTTATTAAGGAAGCACACTGATTTACTTTCGATTTGAAACTCCGCATCAGTTCTCTGTACTTAGCAAAGTTTTCTTCCGAAATTTCTCCATACGCATACTTCTTCCGAACAAAGCTGTCCACATCCTTAACACCAAATCCCCTTTGCATAAGGAGTATCAGCATATCATGCAACTCGATCGAGTACGTAATCGCTTCGAATTTTGACTCTTTCCTGTCGCCTAACAGAACACTCATTCGTAATCTTTACCAGTGATCTCGGCGAACTCCTCTTTGGTGATCCAGCCCATCTTCACTGCATTACGAACTCTGGTCTCATTCCACATTTTCATGCTGTACCAAAGCTTTACTTTACTGTAATTCTTGCTATGTTCCATGGTGATCTCCCTTCTTAAAGCTCTATATTGGACATCATTGCAATGTAGGCGATGTCAGACTGCATTTTGATTCTGGCAAATTCCTCCTCAGAAATATCTCTAAGGACAAACCAGTATTCCCCGGGAACCTGCTCAACGATCTGAACCAGTTCCATATTTGGATGAACAGTCTCAGTTGTTCCGTCGCTGATAGTAACCGGAGAGCAGTTATCTGCAAATACGGATTCCTCGATCTTTTCTGTGGAAATGAAATTGTTTCCGTTCAACTTAAGATTGGAAATCTCAGTTCCATCACCGATGGTAATTTTATAGATTTTTTCTTCCATGATTAGAAGCTCCTTTCAAAAATATAAACGGGGCACAAGGCCCCGCGATTTTAATTAACCAACCGGGAAGACCGGACGAACTCCAAAAGAGTTCAAAGCGTAGTAGTAGCCCGTATTGCCATTGATGAGCACAACGGCAAAGCAAGCCGAAGAAACGACGTCTCTTAACCACTGCGCATGAGATCTGTCTATAATAAATCTCGGGCATACCATAAACAGTGCCAGCTGAGTTTTGCTAGGGGTGTAAATAGTCGGAACAGTAGAACCGTCAGAAGTCGGACTAAAATGAAGATGCCCATACATCATAGGTTCGTTCGGGAGCTCAATACTGGAATCAAACCATGCTCCACCGGACGGTCTTCCGTTTGCAACTGCATTGCACAGGTATTCTCTGTGGGTAAGAACAGAACCCTGGAAAGCCGCATTGACGATTGTCTTTGCGTTCGCCAGGTTATTTTTATACATTTCAGAACCAACGTATCCACCGGTTGTAACATTGGTAGTATTCATCTGTGCATTGTAAAGCGCTTCATCCGGCATGATTACAAGATGATGGCTGGTAAATGCAGTGTCACCGCAGTTGTACCAGTAGTCCATATCGACGATACGCCAGATACGACCTCCGATAACCCAGTAATCACCAAGGAACATTCCTTTAAAAGAACCATCCTTAATGGCGGCTTTCTGTGCCGCTGTCAAAGCGGTTCCAAGGTTCTTACCTCTGAAGATAGTCCGGCGAAGCTCCACTGGAGCAAAGCTGTCCAGCATAGCAAAGAGTGCATCTTCAGCGGCGATAGCCTTGTTTCCATCCATAGTCCCGATAAGTAATTTGTACCCGGATACCAGTTCTTTAATCTGGGTAAGCTCGGAAAGATTTACTCCTCCGATAAAATCTTTGGAACTTAAAAGACCAATTAACTCCTTTGCTAAAGCATCTGCCGCGATGGTCTTTGTTCCGTTAGGTCCGTCAAGCAGAAAAATATTACTTGCTGCTAATGACTGGACCTTTTCGTAGTCTGTGATTTTCATTTAATGAATCCTCCTTTATTTGATGACAAAAATAGCCCGACCTTCAATAACATCGCCATTGCTGTCACGGAGAAGATCACTGGAATATGTACGTCCAATGACCGTATCCAAATTGCTGTCAGTAATGGATGCATCCGAAGAATCGAGCACGTCTCCATAAGTACGGTATCCATTGTCGTAAAGCTTCTGATATACCGTGTATTCGTTTTCAAGGTTGGAACTGAACTGATTAAGAATATCTACCTGCTTCTGTAATTCCAGAAGTTTTTTCGCAAGACTCGCTGCCGTATTGCTGTCCAGCAGTGCCTGTAACTGCTCAAACCAATCACGAAATTCTGTTTCTGATTTCTGTTTCCAGTCAGCCATTTCAGCAGTATTGGTGCTTGTGTATTCGTTGAACCACGCCTCCCATTTTTCTTTCCAATAGGTACTTGTGGCTTCCATATCTGCTGTGTGCTCCGAGTACCAAAGGTTCCACTGAGCTTCCCATGCCAAATATGCTGACTGAATCTCCTCGGTCTGTGCCAGGAACCAGGTAGACCACTGCTCTTTCCAAAACTTATTTGTTTCTTCCATATCAGTAGTCTGCTTTTCGTAGAACTCTTTCCACTGGTCCTGCCATTGGGCAATCAAATCATCGATTTCAACCTTGTCCAATGGAGCCGTTACGAATGGACACTCTGAAGTTCCAACGCAGTTCGTGATGTTTGCCTGTCGAATAGATGTGACTCCGGCGCCGACATAAATATACGCCAGTGGATATTGCCAGCGATCATTTGTCTTCACCATCGTAGGTTTCGTTGGATTCGATGCCGGGGTTCCTTTAATGATTTTGATGTCATTTGCTCTGACGGCCTCTCTCGAATCCACTTCAAGTACAACTGCATCATATCGGTTCAGCAGAATCTCGGACTGTGGAACTACTAACGGTAACAGAGCGTCATTCAGCGTCCAAGTGTGATTGAACCAGGCTCGTCCGACGCCAACGTTGATAATCATTGCTTCCGATTCTTTTACAACCATTGCAGTTCCGACATGCTGCAAGATTCCGTCCTGAATGATTCCATCGAAAATGCTTGACATCTGAATAGCATCGTAGCGCCGATCTCCTTCTTTTGAATTATAAAATCCAAATGTTACACTCACTTCTTCATCACGCTCCTTCCTGTTCTATAGTCTTAAAAGTCGGATAGACGGAATAACCGTCCTTATCTTCTGAGCGAACAATTTCAAGAATACGAGCTTTTGTCTCATGTCCGTACTCGTTCGCAATCTGTACGATGTCCCCGTTAAAGAAATCTTTTCCATACTGGAACATGATAGTTGTTTCTGTTTCTCCCTCAAACGAGGTAATGCTCACATTTTCTGCAAGTTTTTCTTTTCCTCTTTGCTGCAACTGAGCCATATACTCGGCATCGGTCAATGCGTCATCACTTCCAACATTCGAAGAGATATCACGAGCATCCGTAAACAGTTCCCTACGATTCAAACCAGAACCGCCGCCAACTGTAGTGTATCTTCGACCAGCACCTTCGCCTTCTCCACCAACCAAAGTTACGGTTTTTAACGAAGCTTTAGATTCGATATAGTTACTATTGATGATATTCTCAAATTTCGGAGAGAATATAACATATGGATTCTCTGTCTGATCGTATGATCTGTCGGAACCGGCATACAGCTCAAAGACAAACTGCTTTTCATCATTCAGCGTAATCTTAAAACCGATACCCTGTTCCTCGCAAATTTTCTGAATGACATCGTACAGATTATCGCCTGTATACTGAGCTTCCAGTTTCAACTTTGTAATTGCCGAGTCGGTTGATTCTTTGAAAATAAAGTTTGAAATTTTTCGATTGCTGTCTGATGGAGAAATTACATTCTCATTGAGCAATGTTTTAATTCCATTTTGAAGATTTCCGCTTAATAGCTTCTGTCCCCAGACGATTCGCCTATCGAGAATAGATTCTAATGAGCGTCCAGTAACCGTTACATGGTTACCGTCTTCGGTATCGGAAGTAATCTGGATTTTTTCTACGATCATCACATGCTCAGATTCCTTGCTCTGCAAATAGTAGTCCTGTTTGATATGATCAAAAAGACCATCTCGCATTGCTTCATAGAGTTCAAAGTCGCCGTAAGCATAATACCGATCCGTCCAGATGAACGACTCGTACGTATCCACGATGGAGACAGCATCCAGGTCAGTGTTTAAAATCGTCACATCCATAGTGCTTATACCCCCTCGTAAACAATACGGTTCTCAATCTTAAACTGTAAATTTGTACTTCCGTACTCAGCTGTATAGGCAAAGATGTTGTCGCCCTTCGCAAGCTGGAACCAATCTGCATTTTTATCCAAGCAGTTCAAGATGTTTGTAGTCTTTCCGTTCCTAAGAAGCGTAATCGACTTGTTTCCTTTTACAGTGCAGATGATAATTTCGTCACCTGCTATAATTCCAGAGCCAGTGAATTTCTCCAATTTATCTGTATCGATCCGCATTACTTCACGAGTACCGGTATTATAGATTGTGATATTGCTGGCTTCACCGATTGCATGAATCGTAATAGTCACTCCAATTTCAGCGTCGCCATTATACACAACCACCTGCTCTGTTTCATTTTTGATTTCTCCCATTTCCAGCAACGGGTCCTGAAGCGATTCGTTACTGAAAGGAAACTCAAACAGTGCCTCTACGCCATAGAAGATAGTCGTGTTGATTCCGTCTTTTCCAGCAGAATAAAAGAAAGGATTCGGACACACGATTGAGATATCCGAACCCTCATCTTTACTGAAGATTGTTGGGTCATTTGATTCGACGTACCCTTCAATCTCCGCCTGCCTGTTATCGGTTTCGATAAGCATTGTGAGTTTCTTTTTAATAGGAAAATACTTGTATGAAAGCTGTCTTACGTCTTCGATGGAATCCTTCCACATATACGCAAGAGAAATAACAATGTTTCGGCTCGGCATCCTTGAAGAATTGAACAAGCTTCCATCGTTTGTAGCGATTTCTGTCGTATTGATGTTCGCTTTTCCAGGTCCCAAGCCAGTTACAGACTTGATGATGAAACCGGATTCCTCCGGTCTCGCCAAATCAAGTCGGATACTATCGCCAAGATAGTTTGTAAACGTGACTGCTCGAATCAAGTTTCCACCATCCTTTCCATCGCCGAGAACTGATTCTTCGTCTGCCGATAAATCTCTGTTCTCGACAGTGCCTTAGGCGAATAGTTATTCTGTACAAATTTGTAAGAGTTTCCTGTATTCAGATTGGTATCTTCATTTTGAAGATTCCGCTCACGTGATTCTGCAATTCCTGTGCTGACAGTCAACGCCTGTGATCTGCTGAACAGTGTATTCAGTCGATGGCTCTTCTCTTCAACGTCTGACAGATCCAGAATCGGTCGAATCATAGGCTGAGTATCAACGCCGTTGTCGATCATATCCTTTACCTTTGCGATTGCGTTTCCAAGACCTGTTTTTGCTGATTTAGCCATATCAGCACTTGCGTTGTATGCCTTTACTGCATAGGTTCCGATTGCATTGACGAATCCCAATCCAAAGAAATCACCGATATGGTATCCTACTCTGGAAGGTGAATGTTCGTCCAATTCGTCTTCTGCTGCTTCTGCCGCAGCCCTTGCCATTGCTCTGGCTTTCGCTTCTGCGCGATATGTGTTCTCACTGATTCCATCAGCAAAGCCCTCTACCAGGTAAGCACCAGCCTGTTTAAACTGATCATGGTAGTCCCGGATAGCCGTTACAGAAGCATTAAGATTCCCGGTGAATGCAGTTTTTACTTCTTCGGCTTTTTCCTTAATGCCAGCAATGAACTTAATCATGCACTGCATTCCTGCATTTTGAAATTCCGGATACTTGTTCGCAATAGCTGTAAGGCATGAACTCAAGATGTTTACAAACGCATTTCTAGTTTCGTAATCTTTCGATTTGATTCCGGCAATGAGTTTGATCATGAGGTTCGCACCTGCTGTATTGAACTGGGTTTGCTTGTTGTTGATAGCAGTAACACAACCGCTAATTATATTGGTAATGGCAGTTTTGGTATTTCCGTCCTGAGATTTGATTCCGGTGATGAATTTCGTCATCAACGTAGAGCCTGCCGTATTGAACTGGATTTGATAGTTTGTAAGGGTCGTAAGTACAGCCTGCATCATGGTCGTAAACGTAGATGTCATATTGCTCTTTTGCGCATTAGCCGCATTGATGAATGTTGTCAGCATAGATGTTGCGGCTGATGTCACTCTTCCGCTCGCATCTGTAAATGCGTTAATAAAGCTGTCGATTCCGTTATTTCCAAGTTGCGTAAGTGCTGTACTGAAACCGCTCATACCACTCGTATCTAGCTCAGCCATTCCATTAGCCATCTCAACAAGGCGATTCACCTGTGTGATTACACTTGACATGATTCCGGTATCAATTCCAGAAATAGAATCTGAATAGCTCTTAACTCCGCTTCCGAACTGAACCAGACTATCACCGAAACTACCAAGATCGTTGTCGCCGGTAAACCAGCTTACAAGTCCTCCGGTATTTGGAATGGTATTGGCAAGCTCCACCAGAGCTTTACCAGCTGTCGCTGAGTTCGTAACAGCCGCAGAGTCCAAACCCATAATAGCTTCGGAATATGCCTTCATTGCTTCACCGAACGGTACAAGTTTCTCGCCGAAAGTATCAACATCGTTGTTTCCGGTAAAGAATGCCACGACGCCACCGGTATTCGGAACCGTATCAGCAAGCTCGACCAAAGCCTTACCTGCTGTTGCAGAATTGACGATTGCATCTGCTTCCAATCCACGGACCGCGTCACCAAAGGCTTTCATGGCTTCCCCGAATGGTACAAGCTGTTTTCCGAACTCGCCCATATCGTTTTCACCAGCAAAGAATCCCACAACACCACCAGAATTCGGAATGGTGGTTGCCATCTCTGCCATGGCCTTACCGGCGATCGCCGCTTCTGTAACGGCATTTGAGTCGAGTCCAGTAATTGCGTCCCCGAACTGTTTCATAGCTTCGCCGAATGGTACAAGCTGCTTTCCAAAGGCAGTCATATCGTTTTCTCCTGCGAAGAACGACACTAATCCGCCAGTATTTGGAATTGTGGCTGCCATTTCAGCTAATGCTTTACCAGCTGTTGCTGCATTTGCCACGATTTCTCCGTCCATGTTTCCGATAGCCAGCGAGAAATCCCGCATAGCCTCGCCAAACGGTACAAGTTCCTCTCCGAACTTAGACAAAGACGAACCTCCTGTAAGCCAAGAAGTCAATCCCTGTAAAATATCAGCCGCCGTCAAAATAAGCACTGTCTCGGCTAATGCCTTTACCCCGTCCATCATAGATGGCTGAATCTGACTTGCTCCTTGTAAGAACGGCTGAACATTATTCATAAAAGCGGATAAATCAGCCCCAATCTGTGGGAACTGACTCGAAACCCCGCTCATAAATCCGCCGACAATTCCACCAACGAACTGACCGATTGCTGTTCCGATACCCTGTAAAAGCTTTCCACCTTCTCCAATAAGCCAAGAAAGTCCCGGAAGTTTCGACAAGAGCCCGACAGCTGCAAGCACCAATGCCATTTCAGCGACAACTGCTCCCATTCCAAGAATTCCAACCATGGCACCAGGAACAAGCGCAGCTGTTGCACTAAGAGCAAGCATAATAGCCGATAACAGACCGATTCCAGCAATTCCTTTCAGTAAAGCCCCAGTATCGATTCCGCTTAACGCATCGACAATACCAGCAAAGAATGCCATAAGAACATCGATTCCAGCTTTAATCAATGATGGCAGATTACTAGCAATACCCTCTAAAATTCCAATAAGAAACTTGAAGGCTAGATCTACGATTTGAGGCGTGTAAGTAACAAGTGCTTCTAATACACCGACCACTAATTGCAAAGCTCCGTCTGCCAGTTGTGGTACACAGGATACGAAAACATCAATCAGAGTTAAGATTACTGATTTTACGGCTTCGCCAATAGCCGGAGCTCCAGCAGCAATAACTTTGCAGATTGCTATAAGCCCTTCTCCAACTTTTGTAAGGACAGCCGGAATTAAGCTAGCGATACCAGTAACGATAACAGTCAGTGCTGCTACGATTGCTGTTGCTCCAGCGGCACCGGCAGTTGCCAGCGCTGTGAATCCGATAGCTAGTGCTGAAAGTCCCGTACCGGCCGCAAGTAAACCAGCTCCGATTGTAAGAACCCCAACGCCAATCAACGCAAATGCTCCTGATAACGCCAGAATGGTCGGAACCAACGGTGTAAGAACTGCGCCTGCTACGCCGATAATCGTGAATGCTCCTGCAATAGAAATAAGTCCTTTCGCAATCGCTTCCCACGATAATGCTCCCAATATACTGAGCACCGGTGCAAGAACAGCTAGGGCTGCGGATGCAACCAATAATGCCGCCGATCCGCCAAGTGTACCCTTCATAAAGTTGAGACTGATGGACAGCTCAGCTAAAGCCCCACCCATGACAGTAAGACCTCTACCGATTTCTTCCCACTGCATACCTCCGAATTTACTCATACAGTTTGCAATAATTTCAAGTGCTCCGCCGACGATAACAAGACCCGTTCCAATGCCAATCATATTTTTCGGCATCAGATTAACAGCAATAGCTACCTCTGCAAGTGCTCCGCCTATAGCAGTTAAACCTCTGCCGAGTTCATCCCACTGTAATTGAGCAAAATCTTTTACAGCGGAAGCAAAGATTTTCATTGCAGCGCCAATAGCAGTTAAAGCTACGCCAGTAGACATTACGTGTTTTGCATTTCCGGCCAAATTTGTGAAGACTGCAAGTTCAGCAAGTAATCCACCAATTCCAGCTAATCCTTTTCCAATCTCGCTCCACTCCATCTGACCAAAGTCTTTACAAGCAGATGTCAGAACTTTCATTGCCGCCGCCAGAATAACAATTCCAGTCGCGGTGCTAATCATTTTTCCGTTGAATTTTGCAACTCTAAGGAATACGGCAATCTCACCAAATAGAACTCCTACACCAGTCAGACCTCGTCCGAGTTCATCCCACTGTAATTTTGATAAGTCCTTACATGCTGAAGCCAGAATTTTGATAGCCGCTCCAAATATAATTAAGCTGGTAGCGCCTTTCATAACCTGCTTCTGACCGCTTGCCATGGCTTTAGATGATGCAACAACAATAGTCGTAAGACCAGTGATTCCAATCAAGCCTCTTGCAAGCTCACCCCAATCAAGGTCCGAAACTTTCTTCAAAGCTCCTGCCAGAATAGATACTGCAACTGACATGGCAATCATCGCTGTACATGCTTTAGATACTTTTCCGGTATCACTGCTGATTTTATTGAAAATCGCCATCGCTCCGAGCAGATTAGCAAAGAGCACCGTGATAGCTCCAAGAGAAGCTGACAGTTTATCGCTATCGATCAGAGAAATCGCAACGATAGAACCCGCAAGCAAAGCGATTGCTGCTCCAATTTTAAGCAACGTTCCGGCTTTAAGATTTGTCTGATATGCCTCAAAACAACCTCTAACACCGTCAAGAATTCCAGTTACTCCTTCGAGAACCCCATTCAACCCCTCAAGAGGTTCTGTTACACTCTTTAAGAATTTTGAAATTGATAAGGCAATTCCGCCAACAGCAATGCTATTAAGGACATCAAGAACTCCACTGAAATCAGTATCTCCGAGTTTCTCGGCGAGTGTTCCCATCATAGTCCCGACTGCATCGGCAATACCGCCAGCAATTACTTTCACGGCGGTCCACAATGCTTCCATAACTTTGAGAAATTTACATTTTTCAAGTGCTTCTCCCATCATCTCGAAAGCAACGATGACTCCGCTCTTCATTTTTCCAGCACCATCACCAATCTGAGCCATGCGATCATGTACTCGTTCAAGGAATGAGTGGAATAATTCAAATCCAGGAAAATCAAACTTCTCCCCGGCAGTTTTTCCAAATTCTTTTACTTTTTCTCCGGCAGTTTTAACAAACATAATAGCTGTCTTTACGATATCAACAACCGTCGAAACTGCTTTTCCAAAGACATCTGTCTTCTTTACCGTTTCATCAAGCTTAACAAGATACTCACCGAAACTTCCAGTAAGTGATAACACTCCGTTTCCAGCCGGTAAGAAAAGACCAATCAATTCGCCGATACCACCGGCAACAGCTTTGAAAGCTTGTCCGACGATATCAAGCACTGCAAATACGCCTTTAAACGTATTCTTCAGATTCTTTGAACTTTCTTCCCCCATTTTGAATTTTGCTGTCAGATCACGTATACGCTCTGTGATTTCAGCTAACTGTTTTCCAGTCATTGGCGGAAAGATTTCGTTGAATGCCTCCCGAACCGGCTTGGCAACGCTAACCAGTCCCTCGAAAACATTCTTTACTGCTTCGATCATCATGGTACGACCGCCAAGGTCTTTCCAATCCTGAAGCATTTTATTTCTCGCATCAGCAGAAGCATTGATTACGGCACTGAACGTATCGCTCACCTCAGTAAGTAATTCTTTTGCCTCTTCAAAGTCGCCGACGATAATTTCCCAGCTTTGTGTCCATCCTGACTGGGCAGCCTCTTTCAACGTGTCGAACAGCTGAGTAAAAGTCTTTACTTTTGTTGCCGCATCGTTCGCTGTTTTACCCATCTCTATAATGGATTTGATCTGGTCATCGGTATACCCCATGGTCCGAAGCTGATCTTCGTTGAGATCACCTGTAAATTTTGCCAAGGTTTCAGTCAAGATGTCAGAGGTAAGCCATCCTTTACTAAGGGTCTCTCTGAATGAGCCCTCATCTTTGATCATCTCATCAATGGCAATTCCATGAACTTTAGCCGTTTCTTTCAGCGCATCCTGGAATACCTGACCTCCCATACCAGCGTTTACGACTGAATTCCAGTCCTGCAATTTTACTGTTCCTGCCGCTAATGCCTGTGAAAGCTGATACATAGCGGTACTTGCCTGCTGAGAGTTGGAACCTGAAACAGCAGCAAGGTTCGCAATACCCTTGATAGCTGCTACAGATGTGTCCAGATCCACGCCAGCCGCGGTGAACGTACCAATGTTACGGGTCATTTCCGTAAAATTGTAAATGGTCATATCTGCGTAATGGTTTAATTCATCTAACGCATTATTTACCTGGTCGAGAGTAGTTCCTTTTGAAGAGGTATTTGCAAGGATTGTCTGAACGGCATTGATCTGGGTCTCATACTCCTCGAAACCGGATTTAATCGGATCGATTGTAAAAGCAGAGACCAGATTTTTTCCAGCAGCAAGTGCAGAATTGGTAATGTTCTGTAAAGCGGTAATCGCCATTACTTCCAACGCGGAAAATCGCACTCGTACAGTCTCAACTGCATTGCTAAGCGGCGACATATTTCCACTGCATTTATTTGCGGCATCATTTACGGTTTCTAAGCCTTTTGCTGCCCCTTCGAGGTTAAGACTCTTCTTCAACTTATCGAGGCTTGATAAACTGGTCTGAATATTCTGCTCAAACTGCTTGTTATCAAACCGCATTTCGACGACACGTTCGTCAACGGTTGTACTCATAGCTTAGTAACCTCCTTCCATGCCGCATCTGCAATTTTGTCAAAAATAGGCTGGATAGCAGGATTGATGTAGTCTCGCCCCTGTACCCAGCCGCCGTTTCTTGTTGCGTGTCCGTACTGCAAAATAACTGCAATAGGGACTCCATTTTGAATATTTGTGTTGTAAAAGCTGATCGATACGGAACCTTGCTTCTGCTCGATCTTGTAGTGCCACGAATTTGCTGTCCGTCCTGTATCAACTGGTGTTGCAGACGCAAGGACGGCTACGCCCTCTCGACCATACTTATCGAGGTCACCGAGACGAACCGATTCTTTCGCCCTCTCTAAGAATCGAGTCAGCTTAGAAAAATCACCCTTTTGTCTGAACGTGATCATATGAATCTCCTACTTTGCTAAGTACGCACTGGATGAGAATCCTGTGTACTGAACCCCATCGAGTACAAACTGGATATACAGCCACTTAACTCCGTTTGCCATTGTGTAGTAGCCATAGCATTTAACCTTAGTACCAGCAGGGATTTTACACAGAGCTTTCTTATTGGTTCCCGCATCATTACGGCAATAAAGAACCGCTGTTGTTTTGTATTCGCCAGCATAGGCTTTGTTAAACTGCTTGGCAGAACATGTGGCCACCACTTTCTTCGAAACCGACTGGTTCTGATCCTGCTTGGTATTGGATGGCGTTACAGCAGATCCATTCAGAATCTGATTTACCATGCTCTGAACTTCTGAGTAGCTGTATCCGTACTCAGTAAGCAGTTTCTTACGATTATCTCCTCTTCCCCACAGCCCAACGATTACCTCATGCGCAATAGTTTTGAGATCTTTACCTTTGCTTAATTCAGGGGCGGCAACTGTGTTGTCATCGTACTTTGGCGTGATGAAACCGCGGATAAATTTTCCGTTAATAGACAGCGTTCTCTTCTTAACGGCATTACCGTAGTTGCCTTCTTCAACAACCATGTAACCGGATTCCTTATGTACCTCGATTACAGTACCAACATGATCTGGATTGCCTGTGTTGTCACCGATTCCGTTATCCTGCCAATCGTACAAAATTCCATCGCCAGGACTCGGAACATAAGCATCATTCTCCTGCCAACATCCCATTTTCTTTGCTGCCTCGATAAGGTAATAACAGGAAATTTCCATAGGCATAATGCTCTCATATCGGAGAGCTGCCGCTAATGCAGACCAGGTACAAGCACACCAAGCCCAGTCATAGCGCATACGAATCCCACGAGGAAATTTGCCGGAACAGATCTCCTCGAAGAAGTCGTTGTATAAATCAATAATGCTTTTGTGTGAACCGTTCGATTCTTTCTTTCCATCCCAGGATTTGACAAGATTAACGACGGCCTGTCTTGATTTCGCCATTTTTATCGCTATCCTTTCGAATTAAATTTTTTTCTGTTTGCGGCATTCACTTCTGCATGATGTCTGTACAAATCTCGTTTGCTCCTCTTCTTCGGAGGTTTATTTTCCGCATTGCAAATCCGGATAAGCATTAACAAACGATTCAAATGCCATTTCTGACACTCAAACGGAATGTGATACGCGGTCATCCAGTAATAGATAAGCTCACTGGTTATCTGCTGCCTGTTTATTGGACCGCCTTTTTCTTCCTTAACAGTTGAAGCTGTCATAGGCGCCTCAATATAGGCATTTACCGCATCAATGTGAGAATTGGTAACGCATTGATAAACCAGCGGATCAACATTCTGTGTAAGGGTCATACAACGTATATAATCAATGGTTTCTTCATAGGTCTTCTGCTCTTTAGATAGGAAGACTTTGCACCATTTACTTTCCCATTTTGAAAGTGAAACGAGTGAATGCTCCAAACGCAATTTCTGTTCCTTTACAGGGATAAATCGTTGCCTCCGCTCATCCCACAGATCAGTTTTTGGTATTGTAAGTTCAAGCATTCGATCTCACCTCTTTAGTTCATGGAAGCCGCCACGGGAGCAATCATCGAATTTTCCGAATGTTTCTTAATATCTACAACTTTCGGAATTACATGGTTTACGAATTCAGCGGCTTTGCTATCGTCTGTAGCCAGTTCCATAAACAGAAGATTATAAAACTGAGTGCAGGCAAACTTTCTGGAAATCTCTTCAGACTTCTCGAAATATGTACCATCGGCGCTCTTCTCTCCATATGCCTTTAAGATAAATTCCTTAAAGAACTTGATAATGGTCGGCTGATCTTTTGCATTTACGATGCGCTGAAGCATCTCAGCAACTCCACCAGCTGTGCCCAATTCCATCTCCATAACCTCGGTTTCGGTAAGGTTAAAGAGCTTTGTTTCGGTGCGCTCAACACAATTAAAATCTTTATAAGTCTTTGTTACTGCATACATAATTTTGTTCTCCTTTCAAATAAAAAGGAGTCGCCAGCTTTCCTGAATACGACTCCATCTGTGGTTTGTGCATTATTTTTGATTATCCTTCTGCTGTCATGATCTTAATGACTTCATCTGGAAGCGGAAGTCTCGGTTCAACGCCATCATCTGCTTCGGCAGAGGAAGGATCTTTACCATACAGGATCTCTTCAAGCGCAGCCAGTTTCTTAGCATCGACCTTGGTAGAATCAAAGGTGAGAATGGAAGTGGGCTTCAGCTTCTTTCCATCGATTAAGGTTGCAATCTCGACTGGAGTGGTGCTGAACTCCCAGGATAAGGTAATAGCTTCCGGACTGTCATTTACAGTGGAATAACCCTTCTCGGAAGGAGAAGCTAAGCAACCATAAACGAGATGAAGCTTATAGCCGTAATCGTTGGAATCAACATCATTACCAAGAAGCGTCTTGTAAGATAAGCCGAACATCTTACGGTTCTGCTGTCCTGCAAACACTCCAGGAGCGATCTCTTTGGAACCGTCGCACTCTGCGAACTCATTTGGTGCCATATAAGCTTCAATCGTGCCGCCAAATTCCTCTGCGGACATAAGGTTCAGATACTTGATGTTGTCTGCATAAATTGCGCTGGGTTCTGCTCCGGACGGGCTCTCTGTTACGGTGCTAAGACCGTTCCACGCGGTACCAGAGTTATATACGCCGCCGGTCTGAATCGGGTAAAGGACACCCTGGCTAACACCGGTCTCATACAGACGTTCGCCAGTCTTGTCCCAAACGAGTTTCTTTTTCATAGAATTTGTCCTCCTTAAAAGAATATTTCAAAGACATCATGATTTAAGTTGTCTTTCGTGTAATGCCGATTGAATCGGCTTGTCGGCATAGATGCCACCTTACTAACGAGAGAACTATCCGGATCGCTGTCGATGACTGTTACCGAATACTTTCTCGCAGACAAATAAACCCCGTCATTCGCAAACGTATTCTCAATATCGTCGAGAGCGTAAACGATGGCGGGGTATTTCATTTTTACCAATGACGGTGGTTGAAAATAAGCACGACACTCTAATCCTTTGTCAGGACACGAGAGAATGGCACATAGAATATTATGCAGTTTCAGTCGTCTGCTCATTATAAACACCTCCAACGGTCAATATTAAACGGGGATACTGAACTTCAACATTTGAAATTTTCCATTTAGCCCCCATATACTCGATAAATCTCATCGAATGAAAATTCGCATAAGCAAACGGATCGGCTACGATGCTAAACTCATTCGACACATTGAGGTTGTCGTTAAGGTTGTCCGAACTCTGATACTGTCGAGTATTCCGAATAACATCTCCGTAGTAATTACGAACAGTAATCTTCTCCCCCCAGACACCAGGTCGGATCTCCTCTGTTACGGCATAGCCGATTGATCCGTAGAATTTACTCATTTTGAATTTTCTCCTTTAAGACTTAGGCTGTGTGATCCTCGGAAACGGAAGATGCGGTTGTTACATCCTCTTCGATCGCGATTGCAGAATATACGCGAGTAAGAGCGCCGGAGCATCTGGTCTCAAGCAGGGACTTTTCCTGATTGAAGTCGATATCAAACTGTGTGAAGTGCGTAACCTCTCCACCCTTGGTTGCACCGAGGGAGTAATCAGCCAGATTTGCGATGATGGCAACCAGCTTCTTCTTTTTGTTGTCGGAAGTGGTTCTGGTCTTACCCTCGAACTGCTCCGCAGTATTGATGCTACCGACATTCAGTGCAGTAGCAAGTTCTGCCTTGGAAGAGTAAATACGTCTTCCGTTGATGTCTCTTGCCAGGAGCATCTGGTTCAGCATATGAGGAGTAATGAACAGATCCGGAGTACCGGTACCCTTATAGTCCTCTCTTGCATACAGAACTGTATTGATCATGGCCTCTGCGATGATATAGTTTTCACCGAAGTTTGCAGACGTGTTTGTTCCCTGAAGTTCTTTCTTTGCTGCTGCCACGTCCAGATCTACATGGATGGTATACAGGTCGTCATCCAGCCAAATCGGTCTGATGTGATCCGGGAAGATCTTTCCTTCATCGCCATCATCACGACCATCGCCAAGCATGATTGCAGTAGCCAGTTCTTCGTTCAGCTGCAAACGATCAATGTTGTAAAGATATGCTACGTAATCGAAATCTGTAATATCGATGATGTCATCTCTATGAAGTGCACTCTTTACGAATACAGTCTGCGGATCAGTGGTTCTACGAACAAGCTTGAAGTTGCCGGTCTGTCCCTTTTTCTTCCCCTTGGTATATCCTTTTGCTCTGAGTCCCTCGATGTTTCGAATATCAACCTGGCTGGTTCTGATTCTGGAAATAGGACTCTTATGAACTTTGTTCATTACAGTCGTAATCCAACCCTGATCACTGGTGATGAGCTCCGGTGCTCCAGGACGTACATCTTTGTACTCCGGGAACAGAAGTGTTACATTGCCCTCTCCGGTCTGAACAAAGCCGCTGGCAAGAGCGTCGTGCTGAAGCGCATTATCATTCGCGTAGATTTCCAACGCATTCTGGAACGTTCCAACCTGGCTGGTTTTTGCCAGTTTAAGAATTTCCTCCTGAGCTGCGTGAGACAGGAAGCTCTTGTTATCATGCTTGTCGTTGTCAAAAACATTGTGTTTCATATCGTCATCTCCTCCTTTAGATTTATCATTATCTTTTTTAGACTCTTCTTTATCCGCGAACTCGGCCATCATGGCGAAGACAGCCGTCTGCTGTTTATCGTTCATGGATTTAAAGATGTCTTCGATGGTCTCAACTTTCTCATCTTTTTCATCAGTTTCTCCATCTGTGGCACCTTTATCTTTCTCGTCTTTCTCATCTTTCTCTTCTGACTCATCTGCGGAATGCTCCAGATAGCCCATAATCATTTCGTCATACCCGACGACCATTCCGGATTCGCCATCGCCATGTGCTACAACATCATCGATGAATGCACCCGGATTGGCTCCGGCCAGAACAATACTCACCTCTCTGATGATTCCGTGGAGAACATCGGAGCCAGTCTGCGTCAACTGATTAGCGAAGATAGATAAAGACCGCACGTCGCCATGTTTTACAAGCTCACGAGCAGTCTTTCCAGATTCGTTATTATTGAATTCGCAATATGCATAAACGCCCTCATCTCTATTTTCGAGATGTGCTAATCCGAGAACGTTTGCCGGATCAGTATGGTTATGCATCCATACTAACGGGACTGTCTGCCCGTTCTGTGCTTTGAATGCGTCTTTTTTAATGACTCGCCCATCGGCACACTGAAGATCGTTTCTAGTGGCCCAGCCACCAAAGTCATACTTCATTTTGATTTTTACCTCCTACTTCTTTCTGATGTAATACGATAACGGATGGGATGTCTTCTTTGATGAACTGGAAGACTTTTTCTTAGATTTCTTAACTTTCTTATACTCCGATTGAATTTTATTGAATTCGTCCTGATACGTTTGTTCATATCTGGAATCGAGATCTGCTTTCGCTGCTTTATAAGCCTCTCTGACCGATTTAACCGCTGCTTTCAGCTCAGAGCTAACTTTTGCTCGCTCACTCTTAGCATTAGCTTGATTCTCTGCTTTTTCTTCTTTTGTGTCGGATGATACTTTTGCTTTCTTATTGGTTGCATCGGTTCGAACACCGGCTTTGTCAGATTTTGCATCACTACTGATTTTGGCTTTATCCGACTTTGCATCGGTTCTAAGCTTTGCGATCTTTTCGGTTCTTTCTGCTACGCGCTTAGCCCGCTCTGCTTTTGATAACCCGGACGGAATTTCTATCGCCATCAAACGCTCAATTTCTGCGTTCTTTTTATTATCGATTCGTTCCTTTTCGCTTGACGACTCTTTCTCAATATCTTCCAACTCAGAATCTTTATCAGTATCAATGCTCTTCTTTTTGTCAGAAGCATTTTTAGTTAAAGCTTCATTCAATTCTTTCAATCGAGAAGATATCTGTTCTTTCGTAGCATCCGCTTTTGCACGAAGTTCCGTAATCTTTTGATCTCGCTTCTCCTGCTCTTCTTTGACCTTTGCAGTCTTTTCAGATTTGATGTTACTTTTTGTATAAGACCAAATCTTCTTTCCCTCATCATTCAGCGATGTAGTAGAACGCCCATTTAGTTCTCTGGTACGCATATAATACTCATGAGCTTTCTGAGGGTCGTAATAGGGAGATGCATAATGTCTAAGAACTGCAACTTTAGGTTCGTCCATTAAGAATCATCCTCCTCATCGCCGTCAGACGTATAATTACCAATGATGTCATCAATCTGTGCAGAAATGCTATCAAGCACCTCATTGACCAGGGAATCATAAGCACTGGTGTCGCTGGATTCGGTTTCATCACCATTTGTGGTATCCGATACAGAACCGCCAGCATTATGTTCACTTAAGTTGCTATTTCTCAATTCATCAGCCTTAGGATCAGTAGATGGTTTCCAACCAATCACCTGTCTAATTTCATTTGAAGTAGCAATTTCATTTCTGGTAAATTTATCAGAAATTTCAGCAAGATCCGCTACTGGCACAAGCTTAAATGGATCTCTGAAGAACATGATTGACTTGTTCTGAGATCTAGCAGTCTTCGTCAGGAATTTTCGTTTCATCTCATCGACGATTGCAGAAATAATGGGTTCGATTGTCCGATTGTAATAATTCAGCATAGTCTTCTCGTCTGCGGTACCATCCAAGATGCTCTGAGTGATTCCTAACTGGCTGTAAAGCATACTCGTTAAGTATTCAATCTGCTTCATTAGATTATTTTCCAAAGAACGATTTAACTGTGTGATTCTTTCAGTTCCATCAGTATAAGCAATACCATACTTGGAACCGGACAACTGCTTCTCAATATCTCTACGTCGTTGCTCTGCCTGCTGACGTCTTGCTTCCGATTTGATTACATAAGGTAACTGAATAATTAAATCCAATTTTCCAGAACTACTCTGTTCATCAACTGCATCCAATAAATTCAGTTTTCGTACAAGTCGCTGCATGGTAGAGTTAGGCTCATTGATTACTGCATACAACGGATTTTCTACGATTGAAACTGTGTATTTCGGAACAATTATTTCTTGTTTGCGTCCTGTATTCTCGTTATAAACCTCTACCCGAACGTGTTTTGGATACCAATCTTTAATACGCCCAACACGCATCGAAAGGATTTGATACCCAGTTGTGTCGTCAGGATCGTCATCTGTATCAACAGGAACGATAGCAACACACCCCTCATCCATCATAGACATAACAACATCCTGAATGAATGCTCGACCAGTTTGATCCAAGTTGGCTTCGATTGACAAACAGTCATTCAAACCGCTTTTTACAACACTTAAAAACCGCCCTTCATCATCCAACTTGACATGCTGAATGTTGATGGCGGCTACATCTAAAGCGATTCTGTTATATACTGAGGTAACGATTGACCTTTCATTTCCCCTAGTAAGTCGAAAACGATCCGGACGGTATGAATACCCAGAACCAATATCTTTATATTCCCCAGTCGGAGATCGATTAGAAAAAATGTTCCAAACGTTTTTAACGATGGAACTTAATGATAAACCCATTTTGAATAATCACCTCCTAAATGGTCAAAAAAAAAGACCTCTTTATGATAAGAGAGCTTTAATAGCTTTCATTCTAACACTATTCAAATGCTTCCCGGTTTGCTTTGAACGCGATATATGCATCCATCATCGCAGCAACTGCATCTATCTTTTGTTCGTATCTCTTTTTCAGCAATTTACGGTTTCCGTTAGTATCTTCTAAAGTGATACAGTTTCCCATTGCAAATGTCATCAAATCCTCATCGAAAAGGAGCATCCTTTCTTCGGACAGTTTCTTTAACTCTCCTAATGGAACCGATTCAGTTTTGGCACCCTGAATAACTTTTTCAATTCCAAATGGTCCGTTTTCATTAGCCCAACGCTCAACAAATTCTTTAGCATTATATGGGTCGTATCCAAAGCAGCGAACATCATAACCGCATTCAACAATATGATTATCAAGATCCTCATATACTTCCATCATGTCGAGAACAGTTCCCTCTAAAACAATAAGACTTCCCTCTTTCATGAATTGATCGTATTTGATTCTCATTGCTGCTGGGAGTTTCATAAGAGTTAATGAAGAAATATAGTTTCTCGTTTTAACACCGAACGAACCATTGGATAACGGAAACAGAAATGTAAATGCACAGAAATCGTCACCTTGAGATAAATCCGCTCCTAGTGAACACGACATTTGCCAATAATCTCTATGACGATGCGGGAGCGTTTCTTCATATGTAAAGTAATATGTATATCCTTCCATAGGAAGCCCAAATCGTTTTGCCAAAATATCATTTCTGGCGGCCGGTGCTTTTTCCGCTCTTTCGACATCGAGCTGATAGGTTTCATAAGAAACAGTTTTTCCTAAATTAGGATTTGCTTTCAACCACTTGTCCGGGTCGGCAACTTCATCTATGGAATCAAGTTTATACCACCAAATGGATACATGAGGATTGACATAGTCTCCTTTAAGAATGTCCATCAATTCCATTTTGATGGTATCACCGGCACCATTACGAACAGTACCCTCTGAACTGATCGCAACAATGAGATAGTCATTTACCTTAGATGCGCCCTGTTCGATCGCTCCGATTACATCTTCTCGAATGTCGCCAGAAAGCCACTCATCCACTGTCGCTACTTTAAGCTGAAGACCCTGAAGCTTGTCGATTCGCATTGGTCGAATTTCGAGAAGCGATCCAGTAAGGAAATTTTCAATTCCTTTCTTGGTGGATGCCAATTTCATTCGATTTGCTTTCGATCCGGTAGTATTCTGCAATGATCCTTCTGTTAGGAACTTATAGAAAGGTCCTCTTGATCTGGTAATAGCTGTTCGAATCGGTGACAATACCTCTTCTGCCTGCTTCATCGTAGGAGCTGTGGTTATCTGATGCGTCGTTGTGACGTCCACATTTAAGAAGAAATTCTGCAAGCATGAACCATACATTGACTTTGCAGCACCTCTGGCCACTATGAGATATTGCTTATTAACCAACCTTTTTCGAATAGACTTCGTGACGTAATGCCCTCCATGTCCATCTTCATATGGCTCATATACACTTCTCTCAACGAAATAGTACCAACCGAAAATCTGCTCAGCCCAAACCTTAAATGTATCAAGCAGCTTCAAATCTGAACCGTCAGTTAAAGTAAGCTCATTCTCACAATAGCTGATAAAGCCCTCTACCGCTTGATCGTCGTAATAAATTCCCGGATTTGCGATGAGGTCATCGATTCGATTCATTTCCATCTCGATCTCTCTACATACCGGAATTTCGCCACGAATTACGGCATCACGAAACATGCCGTAGTATTTCGGGACGGCAGTGTTCGATAACGCCATTATTTTATTCTCCTACTTCTTTTTATTCGGGTTTGCAGCGATATACTGTGCAGCCTCTTTAATGTTGAATTCCTTTGTCATTGCGGTCTTAACGGCATAGGTCATTGCGCCGGCCGCGGCCATAGTCAATGCTTTCTTTCCCGACGCAGAAAGAATTTCTGAAACATACTTTCTACCAGGTGCGATGTCATCTTCAGTAAGATTCTTGAACTCACGTTCCAATTTAAGTCTCTCAATCCTCTTCTTCAAATCAGCATCGGACATTGTTCGCCGATTCTTAACGGCAGCCTTGCGTGCTGATACATCATTCTTATCATCAGAAGACTTGGGGGAATGCCCCCTGGCTCTATCAAGCTGTGCCTCGGGCCTTCGAACTCCCCATTTCATTCCAAGAATTCCATGATGTGCTAAATAGGTGTTATTCATTTTGAATCTCCCTCCTTTGCGATGTAGCTGGTAACACCACCGCTACTGTTTGACGTCTGGTAATACGGAACTTCGTGAATAACAAGGTCCTCACTAAGAACTTTTCCAGATGTATCCAAAGTTTGAGTCTGATGGGCCTTTGGTGTAACTTCGTACGATCCAGAATAACGCTCAGGCTCATCCGGATCGGTGTCATCGTTTTCCGCAGCAACATTTAGACGCCATTCATACTCGTTGATTTGTGTTTTATAACACTCTAATACTGCCGAACTAATCGGCGGATCGAAAAGAAGTTTGACCTTCAAATGCATATAAGATTTGACAAGCATGTATTTATATTCATCAGAAATGAAATCTTTCCATGTTGCATTCTTATCTTCGATCATGAAACCTTTTGACGGACCGACACCAAGCTGTGTAAGAATCGAGAACACAGAATTGATGTGCATGATCAAATCCGCATCGAAATGTTCATACTCCTCTGCGATTCCGAGTAATTTCTTGATTGATGTCAGTACACTATCTGTAATATTCATGATCGCACCTCCATCTAGCAGAGTTTTATAAACTCGCTCATACAATACGCGCTGATTCCATCTCCGGTCTTGACTTTATAAAAACCGGAAATAGACTTATCATCGCAAATTGTTACAACTGTATCCGAGCCGATGATTCCTAATGATCTGGATGTCTGCGTCGGATCTTTTCGAATATTCAAATTCATACAATTTACCACCACCCCAGTAAGTGGCTTTTTATTTTCATCCATGTTAATTCCCTCCTAATGCCGCCATGGGCAGGTGTCATTTTTTTGTCGTTCATTCGGAACTGTTAAAAGTAGTTTCTCATCTCCATAATGTATAGCATTGTGAGTTGACAGAGTTGTCGTGATTAAATACTCTGGGTTAAGGACCAGATCAGTTCGCAACAGTATGTCCTGCTGCCTTATTGGATTCATATGATGAATAAGAATCTTTCCATGAATCTCGTAACCGTCCACCCCAAGATCGCATCCGTTATCTCGAATGATGATTTTTCTCCGAATATCCTTCCATTCTTTAGAATTGTAAAATATCTGATTAAGATATCGATCAAATCCGAATGTTTCTTCTCCAACTACTCCATCCAATCGAAGATATTCGTATCGTTCTTTAAAAGTTAAAAGCTGTGATAGTTCTGAATAGCATTTACGCATCGTCCACCTCATCCCCATGACCACTATAACCACGAAACGCTTTTAATGCATCTGCATAAAGCTTTTCTGAATTTTCAATGGATTTCAGATTTTGAGTTTTTGCTTCTATCAGTTCTTTTTGCTTCTCTAAAATCTCTTTTTCGATTTTTTCCTTTGTGGAACCAAGCTTTAAATAGTGAGTAATCACCTGCGATGATGCTGTCCCCTCTCGCAACTGCTTTTCTGCTAAATCAACAGCCAGAGAAACAAGCTGATTTTCTCTTGCTTCTGGTGTTAATGCTGGACGCATCATCCTAGAAGACTCTGATTGCTTTACTTTCCTCAAAGTTGATGCCTCCTTTCGATAAGTTGTTTATCTATTACTTATTACTTTATTAACACTTTTCCAGTATTTAAAAGGACCTACAAATCACGATAATGCTACTCAACGAAAGGAGAACAAACTCTGAGATGATCCCACAGAAATCACCGCAAATACCATGAATCATAGACCCTTGTAAATACTGGAACCGTAAAA